TGTGGATGATCCCAGTACAACGATCTGTGTAAATGATTTATAGTTCATCTTGAGAACATTTGCCTCAAAATTTTTCTGCTGTTCTAGTTGACTACTATCTTGATTCCATGCCTGTCCATTACAGTAGATCTCAAACTTACTAGGTTTCATACCACGTATAACTTTATACTTTATCTTACCAATACGAAACTCAATCTCTGCTACACAATCTTTTTCGTTGATACTATTAACCAACATACTTTTACTAATCTTACGAAACGGTCTAGCAAACAAAGAAAAAGTAAGAGCATCCAGAATGGTACTCTTACCTGCACCGTTGCTACCAACGATTAAGTTTGTTCTTGCAGTTTCTAAATCAATTTCACTAAACACATTGCCCGTAGAAAGAAAATTCTTCCAACGGATCTTTTCAAATACAATCATTATTTGGGATCATCAGGTGGTATTAAAAAATCGTCAGGTGTGATAATGGAAAAACGTTGTCCACGGTCTTGACATGCTCCTATTATAACATGATCTTCCATTTCCACAACCTGCATATCTGGGTAATCTTCTTCTTGTATCATCATCAAGTATCTATTAGCATCATCTACCTCAGTCCAAATAGGAATAACGCGATTTTCATCNTCATCATGAAGAGAAAATACACCCTCAGGTTGATTTGCTATTGTTAAAACAAACATTAGACTACTTGACAGCTTTCAATATATAGGTTTCTCATGAGTTTCTTTAGTTCAGATTTGTCTACGGAGATCTCTACTTCATCAATGTATTCATTGAGAAGTGTCATGGTATCTTTTGTTTCTAAATCTGCGTCATCAATGCCATCAGCATCTACAAGTGTCTCAACAATTTTTACATCATGAGCACCTACATTGTAAAGGCGATCAACCAATGTCTCAAACATTTGGTAGTCTCGTTTCTCTTCAACAATGATCTTGATGAACTTGTCTTTATAATCAGATACATCTGATTTGTTGTAGTCATACTTGGCATCATCNTAGAAGATCTTNTCAAANATTTCGTATGGATTNGNGACAAACNTAAGTCTATCANTTTCAGTATCGTAAATATGAAATCCACGAGAGTCCTTATAATCATTCCAATACATCTGATATGGATTNCCTAGGTANTGCACATTACCATGTTTTGATTTATGGTGAAAATGTCCAGACCAGACACGTTTAAATTTCTTGAAGTCAGATACTTTNAAACCTCCTTCAAAATGCATACCTGGTGTTACCTCAAAACCATCACACTCAAGGTGACCACACATAATTTCTGATTCACCTTGATTAATATATTCTAGGCATTGTTCTCTATTACCTGAGTTAATCCAAGGCATCATTAGAAACTTCTTGTTTCCAAGTTTGACATTCTTAGGTTCTGAGTAGATAGTAATGTTACTATACTTTTCTAATAGAAGCTCTGGTGAGTTGATGGCATTTGTATTNTTNTAATAAGTACAATGATTTCCTAGAAGCATGTGGACATCATAATNTACCAACCGTCTGAAGTAATTAGCATCAACACGGTTAAAAGTATTATAGTCCATAGACTTTCTGTTATCAAAAGTGTCACCCAAATCAATGATCGTGGTGATACCTTCTTTCTCAAGAGTAGGAAAAAAGATATTATCATAGAACTTTTGAAAATAGTTCCAGAAGTTGATGTTGCCTTTTCTTCCATCAAGATGCTGATCAGTTATTAGTGCTATTTTCACCCTATGTCCTCTGGTGCAGGAATACCTTTACTTTTTCTAAATGTNTTTTTCTCATANTCAAAGTCAGGATGTGGTGCAGCAGATACTACTGGATCTTTAGTCTTGTTTTTAATAACAATAAATCTGTCAGCAGCAAATGTCCCTGCTAGATTGACCTCAATCTCATCTCCATCTTTCCAATTAACACTACCATCCTTTTTGGTGTGTAGCATTGCTTCTTGGATCTTATCAATGATTTCCTTCGTTAATTTCATATTCAATTTCAATAACTTTAGACGATCTTCCCATAGAGTTTGCTCTAGTCATTTGTTTCATTTCACCACCCAAGAGAATAGTAAGTTCTCCTATCCTTGTGATGATCCTTTGTTTGGATTCATTCATTGAGGTTTGTGATCTTTCATTCCACCATGATTACCATCGCCAGGCAACTTTCCAAATGCTAGGTATTCAACTGCTTGCAAAGAACCTTCTAACCTAGTCAAGTCTCTTTGAATTCTAAGATACTCTTCATAAGGTTCTTTTACTTCTGCTAGTCTAGCAGATAATTGAGTAGTTCTTTTTGTAAAACGTTGAATGAGTTGTTCGTAATTTTCAGTAGGTTTCATGTTTTGTTTTGTTGTAAACTATAACTCTTTTACCGTCATGGGTGAAAACTAATTCGTCATCGTGATCCCAACACAGTTCTTGATAGAGAGCATTAAGCTTCTCCATATCATCATATAAAGCATTTCGATCAGGCATTAGCGATTCATTTTTGTTTCAATGTTTTCCTTAATGCTACCCATATCAGAATAGGAAGCATTCATACCTGACATGTTACCAGTATATCGGTCTGTGTGCATTACCTCATCAAATCCAGACCTTTCTANTATCTTTCCTTTGATTTCTAATTGCTTTTTTTCTTTTTGTATTCTACGCAAGAATGCATAGTATATAATCTGTGTAAAATAAGCAAAAGGATTCTTAGACTTCTCTGGATTAAAGTTATCAATATACTGTAAACAGTTTTCTATTCCATCACAAATCATATCTTCTCTAAACATATAGTTTACGAAGTTTGGTTTGTATGACAGGTGTGTTGCTATTTTTAGAAAGCAACTGCCAAGATAGTTTGTAACTCTTGGACGAGGTTTATCTGCTTCTTTTGCAGCATGAACTTTCTCACGATAGTCAGTTATCGCAGCTAGGAACTCTTTGTTATTTACATAATATTCTGTCTTTTTTCTTGTCATTACTGCATTGAATGATGTCTTTAGTATAGCAAACTAAATTACTTTTGTAAAGGGGACTTGACAAAAGTTACAAACCTCAGTACAATTAACCTTGTAGAGGTTCAGAAGGAATATACTAGCTTTTCTTAAAGATATTTTCTAAAGACTTTTTCATGTCTTTTACGGATCCCAAATACCCCGACCCGCGTGGTAACTTGTTTCCTCCTGTACTTAGAGATTTTCCATTCTCCATTCTTGTTAAAGTCTCTTTGTAAAAATCTACAATAGGACCTTCTATCTCACTAACTGTGATTATGTGACTTCTGTTTATAATAAACATATTATCAAACGTTGCACACATCCATTCTCTAAAAGAAAATCCAGAAATTTCTAACGTTCCTTTTTTCTGTCTAGCTGAATCTACTTGAAGAGGATTTTCTAGCATAACTTTATCTTCGTCCTCTAAGTAAACAACCTTAGCGACTATTTCCTCTCCAGTTATAAGTTTTACTGTTCCAATAAATTCGTCATCCATATCTAACTTGCTCTAAGGTTTACTTTAATAACCTCATACTTAAAATTTTCATCATTGTAAATGTTAACTCTTTCGTTCAAATGTTTTAAGGTATAATTCTGACCGCCGATGTCGTCGGCAATATCGTATAAGGTTGCTATATCCTTACCTTCTCCTTTCCTGAGAACCCTACCAATAGATTGCAGGTTTCTAATTCTGGATTTTGATGGCGAGGCAAACACAATGTTGTGAAGACGTTTAATGTTAATTCCAGTTGAGAAGGTGCCGTAACTGGCAACAATGATTGCATTTGATTCTGTCTCTGTAATCTGACGAACTTCTTCTCTGTCTTCTACATCAGTTCCACCATGAACAAAAAACAGTTTTCGTTCAGGGTCTATAGTATTATTTATCAACTCGTAAAGTGGCTCTCCGTGTTTTTCTACATAGTTAAAGAGGACAAGAGTGTTTCCTTCTATATCATTAACTAGATTTTTAATCAAGTTATTTCTACCTTTATGCTCTACGAGATATTCCATCTCGTCATGATATGATTCAAAATGTTGTGGAGCATGTTTACAAAGTAGGACTTTTATCCTAAACTTAGAAAGGTAACCTCCTTTGATTAAATCATCTGTTTTGGTAACTCGTTCACACTCTCCAAAGAGTCCTTCAAGTACCCACTTATGAGTCTTAGATCCATCTAGTGTTCCAGTAAATCCAAATCTATACTTAGCATTATGCAGCTTAGTCATGATGCCAGTTAGTGATTTACTNTTAAATAGATGTGCTTCATCACCAATGACACAATCTATATCATCAAAATATCTCTTGGGAAACTTGTAGATAGATTGCCAAGTAGATATTATAATATTCTTATCAGTAACCTTATCCTTACCACCNTAAATNTTATGAA